AGCGGTCTTATGGTGGTCAACATGTACATGAACTATTGTGATGACAACAGAAGATCTTATTATGACTGGGACGCTAGGGAGCATGTAACAAGTGATCCTGCATACCTTGACGCTAAGAGTTTTCGTAGCAGTTTTAATAGATACATAAACAAGATTGCATTTAACAAAGTAATTGACGCACACCAAGAACCGTAGGGAATCCCCTACCAAAGGAGACTCGATATGTCACAGAGTAATGCAAGCCGTGAACGGAATCGAAGGCAACGGGAAAGACTTGAAAAGGAGTTGCAACAATTTAATAACAGATGGCTGAGAAAGAAACTAAAAGGAGAGAAACAATGATGAGACGTAATTTTAGAAAACATTATTTTCCAGAAGTATTATCAAACATGCTGGAAACTGTGGAGTGGGCGAAGGCACAGAAACAAGTTGAGTCAGGTTCTTCACTCAATAAATTAACTGAACTTGCAAAGCTAGTTGAAAAATTACAACGAGAGTTACGTGGTGTTAAGTTTGCTCTTGCAGGGGAACAATCAAGCATAACTGGTGATCACTATTACTCATCGTTGAGGAATATGATAGTTGTCTATCGTGAAGATGATATCTATATATTAGGAGGTGTAATGTTTGACAAACTACAGGACAGCACCGACAACTATTTATATGGTGTGTGGTCTCCATTCATTGAAAATGCTAAGTATAGCCAAGACTACTGGAAGTCGGGGCTTCTTGTATCTTCAAGTATGGATCGGATAGTAAAACATGCTAAAACCTATTTGACTAGCATGAGTTTATCTCACATGTACCAAATACATGCGGCAGAAATAAAGGAGCAAGAAAGGCTACCGAAGAAAGATTTCACTCGTAGGCTAATCGGGGGCTGTGAGGAGTTATTTGGTAATGGTATTTTTTGGAACAGGGACCAATGGAAGGCCAAAGAAAACTGGATAGTACAAACTCTGTGGCAACTTGCCAATTCTCCCCAAGCAAAAGCATTTTTGCCTGACGACAGAATCAATAAACTACTGGCGTTACAGGATTTACAAAGTGAGTTTTTTAAGTTGCAGGAGTATCAACCTGAACACCTCCCTATTCATGTTATGTGGCATAAGGGAAGAGAACGGCAAATGTTTAGGTATGTAGAACACGCTGACGAATATAAGGAGTTTCCTGTAATTAGCACGTTTTGTCAGAACGAGTTACCCTATAACGCTACGGATAAATTATCTGCGCTATCACTGGTGGATGTGGGTGAGTACGTAACAGGAGTCGGGTATCGCAAGTATGAAAACCTATTTTACATAACTAAAGAGGATTTCGATCATGCCTAACTGGAGAAATACTAATCATGTGAAACCAATGTATGTCCCAATGCTATACGATTACATGGACGGTGTGCGTGACGAAGGAGATATAAACCCTGCTACGGATGGTGTCGGGGCAATGAAGTTTTACTTTCAAGAAATGCAAAAACATCACGGAGAATGTTTGTTCTGGAATGGTACAGGTAAACCTGAGAATGCTTTTATGGCTAGAGAAATTCTCTATGGGTGGATTAATAACATGCGTGATGTAAAGGAATTAAAAACATACGTGAAAAGGAGAGAAGATATGACACCACATAACACGTTTTATCGTGTTTACGCACCAAAAAGCACAAAAAGAGTTGAAATGCTATGTATTGGTAAAGAATGTGTTGACCACGAAAGACTCACTGTGTACGATGATATTAATAAATTGCCAGTAGAAATTCAAGACAAGATGGCAAGTTTATCATTACTTAAAGAAGGTGAGGAAATTGAAGGACTTGGAACACGCCACAACGAAGAGACTTACTATATCGAAGAATAACTCCATGTTTGGGGGACGTTCGTTCCCCCTTTTTTCCCCCTCCATTGAAGCAGAGTTAAGTAGCTACTTAACTTATACCCCATGACCCCCGAAGCTAAAGTAAAACGCACCGTAACACGTCACCTAAAATCTATAGGGGCGTACTATTTTTTCCCTGCCACTGGTGGTTATGGGAGAAGTGGTGTGCCGGATATTGTCGGGTGCCATAAAGGTAGATTTTTTGGTATCGAATGTAAAGCTGGTAGGAACAAACCCACGCCATTACAGCAAAAGAACTTGTCAGATATTTATTTAGCTGGTGGCAGCGCAATGGTTGTTAATGAGTTAAACATGAACACGTTTATGGAGGAGCTATGAGACGGCAACAGGTGAGTAGTGTGAACAGTAACAAGTGGCGGCAGACTGCCAAGCGTAAAGTTATGAACGAAAAGGCACTGGAGAAGTTTAACAATAAGTGGCTCAAGAAAAAATTATGCGGAGTTAAAGGAGGTAGTGATGAGTAAGAAAAAAGGAAACAGTATCGACGACGCGACCCCCGAACAATGGGATGCAGTGGCAAATGCGTGGAGAGATGTACAAGCTAAAACAGATTTGGAGGTGCAGACAGATAAAGATACGTCTGTATTTTTTGGCGAGGAACTGGTCTCATCTGGTCGCACCGAGTCTAAAACAAGTTGCAGTCGCACTGAGTTTAGAAATGTAAACCACCCCCCGCATTACAACCAAGGTAAGATCGAATGTATTGACTATATAGAAGACTCTTTGGATGTAGGGTTTAGTTATTATTTAGAAGGTTCTGTAAAGAAGTATCTACATAGGTGGAGGCACAAGCATGGAAACCAAGTAGAGGACTTACGTAAGGCGCGATGGTATTTAGATAGATTAATAAAAAATCAGGTACAAGGTGGGGATATTGGAAGTCATGGATCTAATAACAATAGACTTTGAAACTTATTACGACAAGAAGTACAGTCTTAAAAAATTAACAACGGAAGAGTATATAAGGGACTCACGCTTTGAGGTTATAGGTGTGGGTGTGAAACTTAACAACAACGATACGGAGTGGGCTAGTGGAAATTTTAAACAGACAAAAGAATACCTACACAGTTTTGATTGGAAGAACAGCATACTATGTGCTCACAATACCATGTTTGACGGTGCTATTCTTGCTTGGATCTATGATGTTCATCCTAGCCGCTATGCCGATACTTTGTGCATTGCCCGTGCTGTACATGGGGTTGAAGTTGGCGGATCACTCTCTGCTCTGTCTGAATTTTACGGGATTGGGCAGAAGGGAGAAGAGGTTTACGAGGCTATTGGTAAGCGAAGAGAAGATTTTAGCGAAGAGGAACTAGACAGCTATGGTGATTATTGTGTGAATGATGTGGACTTAACATACGAACTTTTTAAACGTATGGGTAAGAACTTTCCCAAGCAGGAACTCAAGGTCATAGATACTACATTAAAAATGTTCATAGAACCCACACTTACATTGTGCAGCTCAACCCTTGAAAACCATCTTATAGAAATATGTTCTCACAAAAATAACTTACTACGTGCCACCGGGGTAACAAAGGCAGATTTAATGAGTAACGCTAAATTTGCTAACGTACTATTAGGGCTAGGTGTTATACCTCCTATGAAGGTTAGTCCTACCACGGGTAGAGAAACCTACGCCTTCGCGAAGACTGACGACGGGTTTAAAGAGCTATTGGTGCATAAAGACGTTAGGGTGCAAGCTGTAGCCGAAGCACGGCTAGGTAACAAAAGCACGATAGAAGAAACACGTACTGAACGGTTTATTGACATTGCGGAACGAGGATCGCTACCTGTACCTCTGAGATACTATGCGGCACATACAGGTCGTTGGGGTGGAGACGGTAAGATTAATATGCAGAATTTAAGCAGTCGCGGTGAGGGTAAGAACTTAAAAAATAGCATATTAGCTCCAGAGGGACACGTCCTTGTAGACTGTGATTCATCGCAGATTGAAGCGAGGGTACTAGCTTGGCTTGCCGAACAAGATGACCTAGTAGATGCGTTTACCAATAAAGAAGATGTTTACGTGAAAATGGCTTCTAAAATTTATAAAGTACCAGAGAATAAAGTTACCAAACAACAAAGATTTGTAGGTAAAACTACTATTCTGGGTGCAGGATATGGTATGGGGCATGTTAGATTCGCCCAACAATTACGGTCTTTTGGTGTGATAATAA